CTCTCGTGTCTGGTGGCACTAACAGCAACCGTCCTTCGACTGGCGCTGACTTGAACGAAACATCGTTGGAAAACGCTGTTATTCAAATCGCTGCTTGGACTGATGAACGTGGTCTGTTGATTGCTGCTAAGCCTAAGAAGCTGATCGTTCCTCCAGCATTGATGTTCGTCGCTACCCGCCTGCTGGAAACAGAACTGCGCGTTGGTACTACCGACAACGACATCAACGCTCTGAAGAACAACGGATCGATCCCTGAAGGTTACTCTGTCAACCACTTCTTGACCGACACAAACGGTTGGTTCTTGTTGACTGACGTGCCTAACGGCTTGAAGCACTTCGTTCGTACCCCGCTGCAAAACAGCATGGACGGCGACTTTGATACCGGCAACGTCCGTTACAAAGCCCGTGAGCGTTATAGCTTCGGCGTCAGCGATCCATTGGGCATCTTCGGTTCGCCCGGTTCGTCCTAATCGGTTATCCGGTTTCAGTAAGGGAGAGGTGACTGGCCTCCTACTAAGGCTCCTTCGGGGGCCTTTTTTATTTGTTGCAACGTATTAAACAAAGTGATATATTGGCTCATCCGGGTCTTCCGGTGTGTCAAACTGTCCCGGCAGACATCATGCAAGATTGACGCACCTAAAACTGCATGAAGGAAATATCATGGGATTCGCAACACACCTTGGCCCTTGGCTGTTGGGCACTGTCCGCAACACTACCGGAACTACCGTTGGTACTATTGAAAACTGTGGAGCAACACTTGTTTCGCAAACTTTTAAAAAGAATTACACAGGTCAAGCTGCTTCTGCAACTACAGATACTATTTGCGTATTGCCTGCCGGCGCTCAAATTGTTAATTTATATATTGACACTTTGGTTGCCTTTACTGGTTCTACAGCTGCTAACTTAACCATTGGTGATGGTAGTACTGCAAACAAATTTTGGACAACAACTGACGTTACCACTGCTGGTCGTTTGGCTAATACTAATGCTGCTTTAGCTGCATGGTGTGGTGCAGCTTCCACTGCTTCTCCAAATGGTATTGGAGTTGGTCCTACTGATGTGAAAGTGGTAGCAACCATGACTCCAACTGTAGCTGCAGTAACTGCAGGAACTGTTCAGTACACTGTAGTTTATGTGGTTGCTGATTCAAGCGGTTTGCAATTTCCTGCCTCTGCTTAATTAACTCCGGGGGCTTCGGCCCTTGTTTTTTAGGAGATTGATTATGATGCAAACGGATGTACAGTCAGCCCATATTGGGCAAACTGGGTTTTTAACTTCAGGCCGCTCACGTTTGAAGCAAATTACCTATAGCGGTAATGCTGGTCAGGCTGGCGTATTGGGTATATTTGACAGTGCAAATGCTGCTATTGCAGCTGTTTATGCTCGCTCAGGCAACACCATCACCGTAACTAAATCAGCGCATGGTTTAAATACGGGCGACAAAATTGGCATTGCATTTGCTTCTGCTGCTGGCGCTTCTGGTACTGATAATAACTACGTTGTAACCGTGGTTGACTCTAGTACTTTCACAATTACCGATACTAACTCAGGCACTGTGTCTGGCGGAACTGCTTGTTATTATGTAAACAGTGGCGGCTTATGGCTTACATCGTTTAACACATTGACTGGCGCTACTGGTTCGCAGCAAATCCCAGTTCCCGGCGAAGGCATGCTGGTAACTAAAGGCTTGTACGTGGTTTGTACGTACATCAGCTTTGTAACGGTGTTTTATGGCTGAAAATAGACAAGCATTTCTGGAAGGTCGCAAGTTATTCATTGCGATTCCAGCTTATGACGGCAAGCTTAATATCAAGACGGCTTATAACTTGGCGTCGTTGATGCCTCGTGCGGGTCAGCTTGGAGTTGGCGTCACGCTTGGCGATGTGTCCAATTGTTCTTTAATCACTATGGCGCGTAATACGCTAGTGCATGAGTTCATGAAGACCGACTGTACAGAAATGCTGTTTATTGATGCAGATGTAATTGCTACAGCCGATGACATTTTGCGTCTAATGGCGCAGAGTGCTGGCAAAGACATTACCGCTGGGGCCTATCCCCGCCGTGCTAAGGACAAGATGTTCTTCGCGGACTTGTATTATCAAGACAATGGCGACTTGGAATTTGATGGCTCGCTAATGCGCGTAAAGCGTGTTGGCACAGGCTTCATGATGATCCAACGCCATGTGATTGAGAAAATGATTGCAGCGCATCCTGAGTGGATGTATGACTTTAAAGGCGAGCAATTGTGCGCACTGTTTGACTTTGCAATCAAGGATGGCAATTATGTGGGCGAGGACTATTTGTTCTGCGATCGTGCAGGAGAGATGGGTTTCACCGCTCATATTGACGTAGACATTAGCTTGCCTCATGTTGGCACAGAAGCATTTACCAATAATTTTCGTGAGGAAGTGGTTATGCCCTTGTTGGAGCAAATACGCAACTCACGGTTGAAAGTTGTCAATGGCTAAAACACCTGCATGGACACGCAAAGAAGGCAAGTCTGAAAAGGGCGGTTTAAACGCCAAAGGACGGGCGTCTTACAATAAAGCAAACCCCGGGAAACCCGGTTTGAAAGCCCCTCAGCCTGAAGGCGGCAAGCGCAAAGATTCATTTTGCGCCCGCATGGAAGGCATGAAGTCAAAATTAACCAGCGCGAAAACGGCCAAAGATCCGGATTCACGCATCAACAAATCTCTTAAAGCTTGGAAGTGCTGATATGGCCACGAACATTGACCCTATTGAAACTGCCCGAGAATTGGCAACCCACACAAATGACATTAAACATCTACAAGATGATATGGATAAAATGGTGGAAGACATCAAAGAGATTAAACAAACTTTGCAAGCCATTCAAAAACTGCTTGATGAGCAGATTGGTGGCCGTAGAGTTTTGTACGGTGCTATTAGTGCAGCCGGTGTAGTCGGTGGGGCTATCGCTTGGATTGCTGAGCGAGTGTTCTCTAAGTGAGTTAATCATGCCAAGCACAAGCAAGAAACAACACAATTTTATGGAAGCGGTGGCTCATTCAGCATCGTTTGCAAAAAAAGCAGGCGTCCCACAATCTGTGGGCAAAGATTTCGCAACTGCGGACAAGAACCGCAAATTTTCAAAAGGTGGTATCACTATGGCTACAGAAAAGAAAGTCGCTACGACTCCAATGGGCAAAGTCAAAACTGCGGCTCCTAGCCGTGATGGCGTTGCGGAGCGCGGTCGCACCAAAGGTAAAAACCTTGGCGATAAAGGTCGTGTCGTTGGCATTATGTCCGGCGCTCGTGGCGGCAAAAAATAAGGAGCGCATCATGGCTAAAATTATGGACGAAAAAACTACTGAGCCACGTCATTTGGTGGAAGATACCGAAGCCCGTTTCGGAGGCGATGGTTTTATGCACGAACAGAAAAAAGTCAAAAGCATGCACTCGCAAGGCCACGACCACAAAATGTTCCACGAGCATGTAAAAGACATGTGCGGTGGCGGCATGACAAAGAAAAAGTAAGGAGTACATCATGGGCATTATGGATAAATTGATTGGCCGCTCTGAAGCTGGCGCTGGCCGTGGCAAAGTTAATCCAGCTACTATTGCTGAGATGTTGGATGCAAAACGCAGCCCGGCTGAACGCGAAGCTCGCCAAATGATGCAAGATCGCGCAGCCGACAAAGTCAATGAAGGCGAATACAACAAAGCTATGCCTCAGCCTTATGCTAAGGGCGGCAAGATTTCGTCTGCTTCCAAACGTGCCGATGGAATTGCTGTTCGCGGCAAAACCAAGGGAATGTACAAATGATGGCCTCTCGCGGCATGGGGGATATTGCCGCCTCCAAAATGCCGCAAGGCGTGAAAAAAGCTCGTCGTGATGACACTGATTTCACGCAGTACGCTAAAGGCGGAGATGTTGGTTTGTATGCCAATATCAATGCCAAGCGTAAACGTGGGGAAAAAATGCGCAAGCCGGGGCAAAAAGGCGCTCCTACTGCTCAGGATTTTATTGACTCTGCAAAGACTGCAAAGGGATAATCATGGCTGAAAAATGGATTCAAAAAGCAATCAAGAAGCCCGGAGCTTTGCGTAAAGAATTGGGCGTCAAAGAGGGAAAAACCATCCCCGCTAAAAAGCTTGCCGCTGCTGCAAAGAAGCCCGGTAAAATAGGCCAACGCGCCCGCTTCGCTGAAGTTCTTAAAGGCATGAAATGAGCACCACCGGCAGCACTCTCTTTAACATGGATTTCACGGAAGTTGCCGAGGAAGCATGGGAGCGTGCGGGCCGGGAAATGCGTTCAGGCTATGACTTGCGCACAGCTCGTCGATCTATGAACCTGATGACCATTGAGTGGCAGTCCAAGGGCATTAACATGTGGACAATGGAGCAGGGGATTATCAACCTGACTCCGGGTTTAGCTACATACGCTTTGCCAACAAACACGATTGATTTGCTGGAACATGTGATTCGTACAGGCTCCAATACAGCCTCTACGCAAGCTGATTTAACTATCACGCGCATTAGCGTTTCTACCTATGCCACAATCCCAAACAAGTTACAACAGGCGCGACCGATTCAAGTATGGGTTCAGCGGTTATCTGGTGAAGTCAATCCTACAAGCGCTACGCTTGCCTCATCAATCAGTGCCACGGACACCACGATCACGCTTAACACGGTGGTTGGACTAGCCGGTTCGGGATTTATCCGTTTGGATGCGGAAGATATTTACTACACGTATGTCACAGGCAATGTACTAGGCGGCGTGTTCCGTGGTCAAAACAATACAACGGCAGCAACACACGCGACACCCACTGCGGTTTTTGTACCACAGCTGCCCGCCGTGACGGTATGGCCAACTCCTGATAACTCAACTCCATATCAATTTGTGTACTGGAGATTGCGCCGGGTTCAAGATGCGGGTGCTGGCGCTGAAACTTCTGACATGAACTTTAGGTTTTTGCCCGCCTTGGTGGCAGGATTGGCGTATCACATCGCCATTAAAGTTCCAGAGTTGATGCCTCGCATTCAAATGCTTAAGCAAATTTACGATGAAACATTTGAAATAGCTGCTGGCGAAGACCGAGAAAAAGCCGCTGTTCGATTTGTTCCGCGCCAGATGTTTATTGGTGGAGGCTCATAATGCAAGTAAGCCGCAAAGATGCACAATCCCAAGGGCTAAGTCATTATTGCACTGGGAAGCCATGCGTAAACGCGCATTTGGCTTTGCGACGTGTAAATGATCGCGTGTGTACAGAGTGCGACAAACTTACTAAAGCTAAGCGCCGCACCACGGATGCCAACGAGCAAGTAAAAAGCACGCGCAGAGATTCTTACAAAAAACATCAGGCAACTGCGCTTGCGGCTAAAAAAATTTACCGTGCAAACAATAAAGGCAAAATAAATGCTTGGTGCGCCGCAAGAAAAATAGTAGTCAAGCAAAGAACACCAAAATGGTTGACGGATTTTGATCGCCTAAAAATAAGTTGCCTGTACCAATTGGCAGCCATGTATACACGCGAAAATTCCGAGCCTTGGCATGTTGACCATGTTATCCCATTGCAAGGAGTTGCCGTATCTGGTTTGCATGTGCCCAGCAATTTACAAGTTATTCGCGGCCTTGATAACATCAAGAAAAAGAATAAGTACGAGGTGCAATATGGGTAACCGCTTTGCTTCTGGCAAAATTGCAATTGCTGAGTGCGATAGGTGTGGGCAGCAATACAAGTTGAAGCAATTAAAAACAGAAATCATTAAACAACGGAAATACCAATTGTTGGTTTGCGCTGAGTGTTTTGATCCAGATCAGCCGCAGTTGATGCTTGGCACGTTTCCTGTAGATGACCCGCAGGCTTTGCGTAACCCGCGTAGGGACACAACGTATGTAACGTCTGGCAATAATGCAGCAGGTAATTTATCTGGCGGTTCCAGAGACATTCAATGGGGCTGGCGTCCCGTTGGTGGTAGTAGTAATTTTGATGCGTCGCTTACCCCAAACTACTTGGTGGCAACGACATTTGTTGGTACAGTGACGGTATCCGTCTCATAGGAGTGAAACATGGCTAAAAGTGATATGAAAGAAGACATGAAGGCAGACAAGAAGCAAGACGTCGCCCTCATCAAGAAAGCCTTTAAAGAGCACGATGCTCAAGAGCACAAAGGCGGCAAAGGCACGACCATCAAATTGAAAAAAGGTGGCATTACCGGCATGGATGCGCGTAAGTATGGGCGTAATCTTGCCCGTGCAATGAACCAAAAATCTGGGAGCAAGTAATGGTCGCTGAAGTCAAACCCACAACTAAGAATAGCCCAGCCGTCAAGGTCGGGGCTAACCGCGATAATAAGCCTGCTGATTCTTATGCGGGCCGTTATACAGAAGCCATGCCCGCATTGGCCGCTCGTCCTAACAAAAGCAAGCTAGATACAGTTGATGTAAGCATTGGCGCTATCAGTAAGTCTGCAGGCGAAGAGCCCACAAAGACTAGCGGCATCAAGATGCGCGGCACTGGCGCAGCCGAAAAAGGTGTTATGTCACGTGGGCCAATGGCCTAATATCATGCGGCACGGTTCCATCTACATTGCAACCAATAGGCATACTGGCGATCAGTATGTTGGTCAGACTCGCAAGTCTGTGCAAAAACGATGGGATTCCCACTGGAGAACTGCCGCTTGCAGCACATCTAGAAAAGCCAAATTTCAAAATGCGTTGTTGGAATTTGGAAAAGATTCGTTTAGTGTGGAAGAAGTATTTGTTGCATTTGATGCCGAAGCTTTAAACCATGCTGAAGTTGCTGTAATTGCAGATTTACAACCTGCTTACAACTCATCGCGTGGGGGTAAGGGATTACGCCCAATCACAGTCTCCGATGCGACCAAGTTAAAACGATCCGAAGCAGCCAAAGCGCGGTGGGCTAATCCAGAATGGAAAGCCAAGACTGTTTTATCATTGAAACAAAGCCATGATACAGATGCCGCAAGGGAGCAGGCCAGACAAATCGCTAAAAATCGGATTGGCACAAAATCTTCCACTGAAACAAAAATGCGCATAAGTTTGGCTAATACGGCAAGACATCGTCAAACAGTTACGACAAATGCAGACACTGCACGTAAAATACACGCAAAGTGCAGTTTGGGTTCAAGTGTGGATACAACGTGCGATGAATACGGTATATCCAAACAAGCGTTTTATAGGTATGTCAAACAATTGCAGTTGCCATTGCTAGGCCATAAAAATCGAGGGCTATCTCAATGACGTATGTGGAATTGACTACTTTTGTTACTGATTACTGTGAGAATACGTTTCCCACAGATGACATGAACACGTTTATCAAGCAGGCGGAACAGCGCATATACAACACTGTCCAACTAGCTGAGCTGCGTAAAAACGTGACAGGTACGCTGACCAATGGAAATAAATATTTGGCTTGCCCAGATGATTTCTTGTCAGCTTATTCGTTGGCTATTTATCCGACTGCTGGCGGCGAGTATCTGTTCTTGCTGAACAAAGATGTGAACTTCATGCGTGAAGCATATCCAAACCCAGCTACGACCGGCAAGCCCAAGCACTACGCTATCTTTGGCCCTCAGAGTTCCAATCCAAACTCCTTGACGTTCATTATTGGCCCTACGCCCGACGG